TCCCTACATTAGCTATTCCTTTATTTTTTGAATATATTTTAAAATCTGATAGATATAATACTTCAATTTCTCAAAATACAGGAAAAGTAACTAATGTACTTAATGCACCTTACGGAAACCCAGACTATTGTAATATAAATTCAATAGGTAGACAGTGGATATTTGAATACACATTATGTTTAGCTAAAGAAATGTTAGGATATGTAAGAGGTAAATACCAAGCAATTCCTATTCCTAACAGCACAACAACATTAAACTCAAGTGATTTAATAAGTGCGGCTTCAACAGAAAAAACTGCTTTAATTGAAAAACTTAGAGTATATTTAGATGAAACTTCTCGTAAAACTTTATTAGAAAATAGAGCTTCTGAAGTTGAAAGTCAGAGATTAATATTAAATCAAATACCTTCATTAATATTTATAGGATAATATGTCATTATACGGTGGTAGGAGAGATGCAGCTCTGGTAGCAAGATTTAACAGAGAATTGATTAATAGAACTATTACTCAACAGGTAGGATACTACAAATTTGTTCTAGGTAAAACTGAAACTAACATATACGGTGAATCTACAGGTGGTAAATTTTATAATACTCCTTTATTTCTAAATTGTTTAGTAGATAGATCAGATCAAACGTATAATGTAGAGGAAAAAATTGCTGATTTTTCTTGGGGTGTAAATTTTTATTTCTTTAGACAAGATTTAGTAGAATTAAATTTGGTTCCTGAAGTAGGAGATATTATATTCTATTATGAAGGCTATTATGAAGTTGATAATATAATCTCAAACGAACTCTTTGTAGGTAAAAATCCTGAGTTTACTTATGATAATAATCCTACTACAGCAAATTTAGCAAATTTTGGTTTATCAATATCAATAAAATGTGCAACCCATTACATACCTGCTGATAGAGTACAAATAAGTAGAGAAAGATAATAATGGCTAAAGAAGTAAAAAAACCAACTCCTAAGACTCAAAGAGAGATTAGTATAGAGATGCAACAACCTTATGTTGGGTCTAATCCTAATAGTTTAACTACAACTAATAGAGGATATGAAACTTCATTTAGAGGAGATTCTACTAAACCTATAAATATAGGATTACAAACCATTGACGAGGCTATATTTTACTATATAAAAAACGAAATTAAACCTTATGTTATCCAGAATGGAACTAGAATAGAAGTTCCTGTAGAATATGCAGGTCCTGAAAAATGGAAAACATATCAAAAAGATGGATATCTAAGAGATAAAAAGGGTAAACTAATGGCTCCTATGATTTTAATCAGAAGAGACTCAGTTGAAAAAAATTATAGCATAACAAATAAAATAGATGCTAATTTAGTACGTAATTACTACGTTTATGAGCAAAAATATTCATCGCGAAATGCATATGATAATTTTAGTATAATCAGTAATCGTATTCCTGAGAAAGAGTATTATGTTGTTGTAGTACCTGATTATGTAACAGTATCATACAGTGTATTAATATTTACATATTATGTAGAACATTTAAATAAAATTGTTGAAGCTTTCAATTATGCTTCCGATTCATATTGGGGAGATCCTGAAAAGTATAAATTTAAATCAAGAATTGATAATTATAGTATAACAACTGAATTACAGTCAGGAGATGAAAGATTAGTAAGAGCAACATTTGATATTAAGTCTTTTGGATATGTTGTACCTGATAACATACAAAAAGATTTAAATGCATTGAAAAAAGTTACAAGTAAATGTAGTATTATAATTAGTGAAAACACAATAGATAACATAGGCAGACAATAAATGAAACTGGTTCAACTATATAAACAATTTAAAGAAGAAAACGAAGGACCAGTTAAAATACTAGTTCCCCGCCGTTCTAAAGAAGAACGAGAAAAGAACTTTCTAATAGCTAGTAATAAAAAAATCCAAGAATATATTAAGAATGGAGCTCGAGGTGATCTTAATTTAGAAGATAGCCCTATAACTAGTTTACCTGAAAACCTAACTAAAGTTGGGGGTGATTTAAGCTTAGGTAACACTAAAATAACCAGTTTACCAGAAAACTTAACTAAAATTGATGGTTCTTTAGATTTAGAAGGTACTAAAATAACTAGTTTACCAGATAACCTAACCAAGATAGGAGACTGGTTAGATTTATCTAGTACTCCAATAACTAGTTTACCTAAAAATTTAACTGTTGGGAATTGGTGTAGTTTAAAATTTTCTAAAATAACTAATTTACCAGAAAATTTAACTATTAAAGGTTCTTTACTTTTACAATACACCCAAATAACTAGTTTACCAAATAATCTAACTGTTGGAGGTACTTTAAATGTAAGCAATACTCCTCTTTCAAAACAATACACAGAAGAACAAATTAAACAAATGGTACCTGGTGCCGATTGGTACACGGTATAAAAGGTGATATATATTTTTAAAACAAAATAATATGGTGCAATTAACACAAGAAGAGATTCAAACATTAACTAAATTTAAAGAAGATAAAACTAAAATATCTTATGAATTAGGTGTACTTGAATCTGAAATAATATTTCTTCAAAAACAAAAAGAAAAAATTAAAGAAAAATTCTTAAATTTAACAGAAGAAGAAGAACAAATTGGTAAAGAATTATTTGCAAAATATGGAGATGGAACTATTGATTTAGTTCAAGGTATATTTTCTCCTGTCAAGTAGTCTTTAAAAAATTCTGTCATATTTATAATAAAAAATAACATAAATTATGGCAGAACAAGTAGTATCACCTGGTGTGTTTTTAAATGAAAACGACCAGTCTTTTATTTCACAAGGCCCTATACAAGCAGGAGCTGCACTTATAGGACCTACAGTTTTAGGTAAAGTAAATATCCCTACTTTAGTAACTTCATATTCAGACTTTGTTAATAAATTTGGCTCTACTTTCGTATCAGGAGGTGAAGTTTTTTCTTATTTAACATCAATATCTGCATATGATTACTTTAATAAAGGAGGTAAAACTTTACTTGTAACTAGAGTAGCTTCAGGTAGCTGGACACCAGCATCAAGCACAACTATAGGTGCTAATTTTAACGCTACATCAGCATCATTCGCTCTCCAAACTATAACACCTGGTGTTGTAATGAACAGTAGTTCAAGTTTAGATTCATTTGGAGCATTAGCAAGTGGTTCAAATCTGAATGTAAGATGGGAAATTTCACAAGCAAGTTCAGCATCTGGTACTTTTACTTTACTAGTAAGAAGAGGTGATGACACAACAAACCAAAAGAATGTTCTTGAAACCTTCTCTAACCTTTCACTAGATCCACTTTCACCTAATTATATTGAAAGAGCAATAGGTAACCAAACCTATACTGTTGCAACTGACGGTTCTACAGATTATCTTCAAGTAACAGGTTCGTATGCTAACATAAGTCGTTATGTTAGAGTATCAGCAGTTAACTATTCTACTCCTAATTATTTTGATAATGCAGGTGTTCCTAAACCTCAATTTACAGGTTCTTTACCAAGAATAGGAAGTGGTTCATTTAATTCAGCTACAGGTACATTACCTACATCGATGAATATGTACCAAAACATTGCTTCTCAAACTCAAGGTTTAACAGGTAGTGATTATACTGTAGCACTTTCATTATTAAGGAATAAAGATGAATACCAATTTAATGTAATTTCAACTCCTGGTTTACTTAACCAATATCATTCTTCTACATTAAGCACTTTACTTTCAAATACTCAAGATAGAGGTGATTCAATTGCTGTAATTGATTTAGTAGCATACGGAAGCTTAATAGATGCAGTTACTGCACAAGCTACTGGTATAGATAATAGTTATGCTGCTACTTATTGGCCTTGGGTTCAAATGTTAGATCCAGGTACTGGTAAGTTAGTTTGGGTTCCTGCCTCAACTGTAGTTCCTGGAGTTTATGCTTTTACTGATAGTATATCTCAACCTTGGTTTGCACCTGCAGGTTTTGCAAATGGAGCATTAACCACAGTAACTCAAGCAGAACGTAAATTACCGGAAAGCTCAAGAAATGAACTTTATTTAGCTAAAGTAAATCCTATAGCTACATTCCCAGGTCAAGGTATAGCAATTTATGGTCAGAAAACATTACAAACAGCTGCTTCAGCTCTTGATAGAGTTAATGTAAGACGTTTACTTATAGCACTTAAGAGCTATATAGGTCAGGTTGCTAACACATTAGTATTCCAGAATAACACATTAGCTTTAAGAAATTCATTCCTTGCAACTGTAAACCCATATCTTGAAAGTGTAAAA